TGAGCCAAACTCAATACCTGCCGCGCCGGGGGCTTTTTTCGTGGCCCACGGGCAGGACCAGAGGCAACGCGCGGGCGCAATAACGGGGCAACTATCGAGGAAGCCTCGGCAGGCAAACCCGGAGGCCGCACGGGGCGCATCCAACTATTAACGAATACGACATAGTTGCAACATGCCGTCATAAAAGAAGAAAGCCCCATCACTGTCGTGAAAGGGGCTTTTTTGTTGCTGACATCATTGGCGACATTTACGGCTTTCCGCCAAGCCCGTGCTTGACGCGCTGGCTTTCCTCGGCGCGCTTGGCGTTGTTGAAGCGGTCCAGCGTGCCCACCAGATAGCCGGTGATGCGCCGCACGCGCTCAAATTTGACGCCCGCGCCCACCATGCCGTCATGCACCGGCAGATGGCTTGTCTGATCCTTCTCCACAGTCATCCCGCACCCCCCATGAGACGCTGTATCCTCGTGCCTGCTGCCTATATTTTGAGACCTGCAGGCAGCTCCGGCCACGGCGTGGCCTCGCCGCCGCCATCCCAGGGGGAGCCCTCCTGGGCCGGAAGGTCGCGAAGGGCCTGGCGGTAGGCCTGCACGACGGCGTGCTGATCGTCGGAAAGAGGATAATCGGGCATCAACAAGAAATCCGTGGCAGCAAGGCGCCGGTCACGCTCGGCGCGCAGGCGCGCAAAACGGGCCGCCTCACTATTGTATTCGGCCAGACGGGCCGCTTCGGCCTCGGCGGCAGCCTGGTCAAGTCGGGCTCGAACGTCCTGCCAAAGCTTCACGAACGGTGCGACCTGCTCGTCATAATCCTCAGTAGTCAGCGGTTTGTTGGGGCCGTCCGTCCATTCCGTATGGCCCTGTTCCTCGCGCCATTGCAGAGCGTGCATGTTGGCCGGGGCATCAAAGGGAAAAACAAGGGCCTTGCCATCCACGATGATCAGATTATCGGCGGGGACAACAGTGACAGTGGGCATGGAAGTTTCCTCCACAAGAGTTGAAGGTGTGAGTGTGGGAAGGCATCTGCCAAGGGGAGAGCGCCGGGGGCGTCGTCTCATGACCGGCTTCACCTTGCGACGCGTGATGTGCCTTGATTTGCTCTGCCCTGGCCACAATTTCATCGTCCGTTATAGCCCGCATTCCGTGCGGCGTCGGTTCAAACCACATAACAACCTCCTGCTATTGCGTTTTTCAATAATGCCATAGTTTGTCCGGCACTGTGGGCGAAACCACCCTCACGGTCGAGCAGCTGGCCAGCCATCGGCACGGTGAGATCCACAACTATGGAGAAGGAACAGATACTCACGCTCACTTCGACTTTTCAGTGAGAAACGGAGAAAAAACAGGAATAACTGCCGGCGGCTCCCAGCCCCATACACATACATTATCGGGAGCATCCGGCGCTGCCGACAGTCTGCCGCCCTATTACGCCCTGGCCCTGATCATGCGCATCGCATGATGTAGGCAAGTGTGTAGTACGGTGGCAGGCTGCTGGCCTCTCCAGATGCGCCATCCAGCGTGTGGGTATGGGGCTGGCTACTCCCCGTGGGTCCCGTTGGCCAGTTGATTTGCCTAACGTTTCCGCCCCCAACATACCCCCCACTGCCCGTACTCGCATTGGCGTGCGGCGTCGTGTGTGTATGATTAGGCGTCTGCTCCACGGTGAGCGTCGTTTCGCCCACAGTGCCGGACAGACTGTGGCTATGGGTCTCCGAGCCGCCAGTGGAGCCAGCCGGGTGGGCATCGGACGCGCCCAGAATCATGCGGCCGCGCAGGTCAGGCACAGACCGTCCGTTGGTGGTCACACCGTCACATAAACACCAGTTTGTATCCGGCGAGGTGCCTCCCAGCGGGATGGGGAAGCGGTTGCCGTCGCCGCCAAAGGTTCCGGAAAAGGCAATGATGCCGCCAACTGGCACTGTAACGGCACTCAAACTGCCATCATCCCCCATGTTCAGGCCGGCACCGACCTTGACGCCGCCCAGCGTGGTTGGCGTGGCCACCGAGAGCTTCAGCCGCAGCGGCCCCGGTTCCTCGCGCCACAGGGGCAGGCTCTCGGTGCTGACCAGGCGCAACATGACGGCATACTGGGTATCCAGCACCACGTCCTTGCCGTCCAGGGTCTGGATGCCGCTGGCCCCGGCGCTGTTCTTGATGGTGACCTTGCGGCCCGTATCCACAGAGCAAAGGGCCAGCAGCATGCCCGCGTGCAGGTCGCCGGGAGCGATGGCCGTGAGGTCATCGGCCGGAGCGCCGCCTTCGGTATCCACGCTCAGGGCTGCCGCCGTAGGCGTGATCTGGCCATCGGTGATGACCACGCTCTGCACCGGAAAGGCGCCGGGCAGGTGCCGGATGTCCTCCTGATTCTGCTGCCATTTGTCCACGTCCACGGCCTTGGTGCGGCCGTTGGGGCCAGTGCCCCGCCAGTCGTACAGATCCAGACCGCTGTAGAGCTGTCTCTGTGCCATATTTTCCTCCGGCGGCTAGTAGCCGCTGATGGTGGCATCCACCTGCATTTCCGCAGGCTGCCCGTTTTCGTCCAGGCCGCGCACCAGCGGGCCTTCCAGCAAAAATCCTTTATCGTCGCGCGCGCCGCCGTTTTTGTCGATGATGACAGGCACCCGCGCGATCAGCCCGGCCACGGATTCCAGGCCGAACGTCACATTGAGCACCCGCCGGAACTGCCCGGCAGGCAGGGGGAGGCGCGCCCCGGCGGCAGGCACGCGGGCGCTGTCCACCCGCGTCACACGGTCCTCCACGTCCACGATCATGCGGATGTCGTCCACCACTGCCGGGATGTCCCCGGCAGCCAGGGTCACGCGAATGTCCACGATCTCGTTGCCCGGCGTGACATAGTTGGACGGCATGGGCGTCCATTCCCCGGCCACAACGGCCGGGAAAACGAAGTCGTCCGGGTCGGTCGGAAAAACGAATCCCGCCGGGTCATCCGGGAAGACGAAGGGCACGGTATAGTGCCGCCAGTCGATGGCCTGCACATGCCCGGCCACCAGATCCGTCATGACCAGCAGGCGCGCTCCGCCCACATCGGATGGCACCGTGAACTGGAACGTGTAGACCAGCTGCTGGCCGTCGGCCGTGGCAAAGACCGGCACATCCGCCGTCTCCGGGAAGACGAAGGCCGCCGGATCATCGGGAAAGACGAAGGTGGAACTGTCGGCATAGAGCCGGTCCAGCAGGCCGATACTGCCGCCCGTGAGACTGCCGGGCCAGTCTTGTGCCTGCTGGCTGTACTCCAGCAGCACGTTGGCCGGCTGTACGTCGCCGAATTCGATAAGCAGGTCGCGTGCTTCGGAATACAGGCCCAGTTCATCCATGGTGCGCACGAAGATGCGCCGCGCCCGCCCGGCCCAGGGCGTGAGATCGAAACGGCCGTCCTCCACATAGGGCGACGTGAGCCGCTTGCTCATGTCCAGCGTGTCCGTGGCATCAAATGCCATGCGCACCTCAAAGCCCACCACGTCCAGCGGGCGGCTCTCCAGCTGGGCGCGCACGGCATAGCCATCCAGATAGACGATGTCCGGGGCCGGGGGCGGCGTGGTGCGGCCGATGACCACATGACCGGCCACCAGGGCCCAGTCGCTGGTCCAGCCCAGGTCATTGACGGCCCGGACGCGGATGTCATAGCTCACGCCGTTGGGGCGGCGCACGCCGTCCACCACGTCGTAGCCCTCGCGCACGCCGGTGATCCAGCAGTTGACGGCCCCGGCGGGCAGAGTGCCCGCATACTCCCACTGGCCGCCGTCCCGTTCACGAAACTGCACCTGGGCGAAACGGCTGGCGTCGGCGAACTCCCAGGCGATGTAGATGCGCGGCTGCGTGCCGCCACCGGGCAGGGCCGCCAGCGCCCACTCATCGGAGCGTACCAGGCTGATGAGGGGCGTGGCCGCCTTGCGCAGCGGCCCGGTGCCGGGCAGGGTGATGGATGGGTCATAAGGCGGGATCTTGCCGCCGTCGTCGCCGTAGAGCTCCTCCACATAGTCGATGAGGCCTACCTCGGCCGTAAGGTCGTCGCCGGGCTTGATGTGCGTCACCAGACACATGCGGCCCACATCCTGCACGGCGCCCACCATGACCAGATCACCGGGACGCAGCAGGATGGCGGTGCCGTCAGGGCCGCCCGTGGGCGGCGGCACCGGCGCATCCAGCACAAAGGTCAGGCCGTCATCGCAGGTGCCGGCCACCGTCCACTCGCTGCCGTCGTAGAGCCTGACCACCACACCGTAGCGCACAGAGGGCGTCAGCACGGTGATGAGGCTGTCCCAGCGCAGGGAGACGACCTGCCCGGCGTCGTCCAGCTCCCAGTCTTTGAGGGCTGCCGCGCCCAGGCCGTAAAGCGTCTCCGGCCGCACCACGCGGACCTTGTCACCCTTGCGCAGACGCAGATACTCCAGGGGCATGGTGACGCTGTATTTTTCGGTCAGGAGCAAGGCCTGCCCCAGATGCCAGCGCCCCCGGATGGCCGCCTGCGCCGGGCTGGTAGTGCCGTACAGTTCCACCATATCGAACAGCGTGGCCGTGGAAGCGTCATAGCCGGGCGCATAGACCGTGAGCTCGGCCTGTTCGTAGTCGTCGTCCTCGCTAATGTACTGCACGCGAAGGCCGTGGATGGGCTCGCGGTATTCGATGGAGCTGGAAAAATCCCGGCTGTTGCGCACCGTGATGTCCCCGCGCGGCTGGCCGTCCAGCTTGTGCTGCCAGACAACGCCCCAGAGGCCGTTGCAGCACACGGGGCTGCCGCGACCGGCGGCCGCGATGTCCGCCAGGACGTCATAGACCTTGGTCTGGGTATCGTAGACGCCGTCGAACAGATAGCCGTTGTCATCACACCATTCGTGCCACGTCTGCAGCGTCTCCCAGTCGATCTGGTCATCAGTGCAGGGCCGCGGATTGGCAGGGCCGCGCAGCACGGCCACATAGGCCGAGGCCGGGTTGCGGGTGGCCCGTGTGATCCACGCTTTGTTTTCACGGTCCCAATCGGGCAGCACGGCTGTGGCGATGGCCGTAAAGACCTCAAGCTGGTTCTGTATCTGGTTCGTCGCCTTGACTTTCAGTGCCGCCATGGCCAGAGGGTGCTTGCCCACATAGGCTTTTTGCGTGCTGTCCATGGCCTTGAGGGCGGACCAGTACAGGGGGTCGATGACCTTGGTGCTCTTGCTCTGACCGCTGGTGCGGCGCACCTGCACGTCATAGCCCGTGGCGCTGTAGGGCACCCGCCAGCGCCGTTCCAGACGCACGGCCTTGTCAGGCATGGCGCCGATACCGTGGAGCGTAAAGATGCTGTAGTCCGTCTGCACCGTGCCGCCGGAAAGCGCCAGCCGCAGGGGCGCTGGCTGTGTGGCCGTGATGCCCGCCGCCGTGGCCGCAGGGGAGAGCTGCCAGCCGCTCACGCGGTCGGCGGTCACGGTCACCGTGGCCAGCAGGGTCGAGCCGCCGGGCAGTGTGGGCTGCGTGACTTCGGCGGTACCGGTATAGACAGGCTTCCACCACGACCCGCTGCGTACAGGTTCCCCGTTTTTGGCGGAAAATCTGGCCACGCAAAAATTTCCGCTTTGATCCAGATATACAAGGCAGGTACCGTCAAAACTGACAGCCGAAACGGTAATGTTGCTGTCCTCGCTGCGTATCGTGTACGCCGGCAAAATGGCACGCGGGAACTCCAGCGTCTGGGCCACTACCTCGGCAGACATGCCGTGCCATTCCCCGGCGGGCGTATCCACCCCGGCCCGCACCCGGCAGCGCACCTCCACGCTGCGGGAGATGGGGGAACGGTTGGCCCTGTCATCGATGCTGTAAAGTCCCTGCGGTGCCTGTATGCCGACACCCAGCGTGTCCACTCCCGCCTCGGTGCTGCGCGTCACCCACCAGGCATCCTGCGCCAGATCGTTGCCCACACTGTCCGTGGTCACCAGCTGCAGCGAGAGCGCTGTCTGGTAGACCACCGTGGGCAGCAGGTCGGGCACGGCCTCGCCCTCGTTGCCGTAGCAAAGTTGCAGGGTCACTCCCTGGTAGGCATCCAGATCCGTGTCGCCCAGGCGCAGGCGCTCCAGCTGCAGCGGGCCATACCCGGCCACGCCTAGAAAATAGAGATACTCATCCTGCCCCTCCAGCTCGGTATAGTCGTCCAGGATGCGCGTGAAGGGGATCTTGTGACGGCCCAGGACCACACGCACAGGCTTGCCAAAGCCCATCTGGTTGCTGGAGGCATTGAGGCTGTAGGTAGGGGAAGCCGCGCGGCTGTCCTGGCCGAATGAGGGCAGGCTGGGGGGCCGCACCGGCGCGATGACGTCAGCCAGCAGGCTCAGGCCGATGGTGGCGCCTGTGGCAAGCAGGGCATTGGCCAGCCCCGCGAGGGCAAAGCCGGAAAAGGGCGCCCAGACTGAGATGACGATCCCCACCACGGCGGCCACCACTTTGAGCATGGAATTCAGGAAATTCCCGCCACCCTGGGGCACGGCCTGGAAGTAGAGGTCGTCGCCGGGCTGGACGCGCACGGATGCCCAGCAGGAGGCGGGCACCAGACGTCCGTTGCACAGCAGGCGGCCGCCGCGCCGGAACATGGACGGCACGCCCGCCAGCTGGCGGATGCCGTCCACGGCCTCGGCCAGGGTGACGAAGGCGGGCACGGTGCCACGCCAGACACGCAGGGGCGCGAGGATATTGGGGATGCATTCCACCCGCGCCAGCAGGGGCACGGCAGGCAACAGAGGCCCGCGCCGGATGGCGGGCAGGGCAGAGTGGCGGCTATCGGCAGCGGGCACGGTAAAATCCTCCCAGCTGGGCGCGCAGATCAGGACGGCGGGACAGGGATTCGCGCTGGCTTCCCGTGGTATCCTCGATGTGCAGGATGATGTCCGGGTACTCCACCAGGATGCCCATATGCCACATGACGCCGCCCCGGAAAAAAGCGGCTATGTCCAGCACCTGCTGGCGGAAGGGCGGTACGGGCAGGAAAAAGTCCATGTCCGGGCGGTGCCGCTCGAATGCCCGGCAACGGTCGCTCACGCTCCGGGCCAGGGCGTCGGGGTCATCCAGCCAGTCCGGCAGCAGGATGCCCGCCTGCTCGGCCAGCACCAGACGCACTAGGCCGAAACAGTCCAGGCCACGGCTGTCACGGCCGCCCAGCTTCCACGGCAGGCCCACATACTGGTCCAGATCCATCATGCATGCACCCCCGGGAAGTAGCGCTTGTAATACAGGAGGCCAGGGAATCCTTCGCTCTCCAGCGTATCAGCGGTGATGTCCAGGCTGATGCTGGCCCCGCCGAGATTTGACGTGGACAGCCAGAAGCCCGGACATTTCTCCAGCACGCAGTCCGGGAAATGCGCGCTCACCTGATACATGTCACAGCGCACCCGCGTCCTCACGCTGCGCAGCATGACCACCAGCTCATCATGGCGGGCGATGCTCAGGCTGGCCGAGCTGACGGCGTCCTCCTCCTGGCTGGGCGGTGTCAGCAACACAGGCAGATAGAGGTAGTCCTGCTGCGGTTGCCCGGCCTGCCCCAGATTCGAGCGGATGCCGTAGTACGGCGAACCGTCAGGCCGTTCGCCCAGGCGCGTCGTGTAGGAAGTGGCGATGCGCATGACGTCCGGGTAATCAGGGTGCGTCAGCTCCAGCAAAAAAACGATCCAGTCCTCGTGCGCACGGTCGATATACAGGCCAAGATCAAGAGACACAGGCGCGCTCATGGCAGTACCTGCCAGGTCATGGTCACGCGCCGGTAAAAAGGCCCGGCAAGATCACTGGAATAGTGCGGGTCGGCAGAGGGGTCGAACATCACCTGCACGGCTGTGCCGAAATCCGGGTCTTCGTAGTCGAATGGCAGCACCCCATAGAATGTCGACTTTTCGTACCACTCTTCAAAGATCCGCAGCTGCTCAAGGGTAAAAAAGAAGGTCATGGGGAATTTTTTTCCCTTGATGCCCTTGGGGCGCACATAGGGCGCGCCTTCGTCCGGCTCGAACGTCCAGAGCGAGGCTGGCTGCTGCCGCTGATAGCCTTCCTGCAACGGCATGCGGGGCAGGCTTGGGGGCCAGGTCACTGCCATGGCTAGTCTCCTCTCAGCACAGGACGGGTATCCATGCCATACTGTTTACGCATCACGCCGTTGCTCTTGCCGCCACGCCGCGCCAGATCTTCGGCAAAGGCCTGCTTTGCCTGCCGGATGATGGTCACCACGTCGATGCCGCCGCTGCCGTTGGGGCGCTGTTCCTGTTCCACCACGGCAGAGCTGTAGTTGTAGACCTTGTTATTGACCACAACACGGCCGCCACCGGCGGACATGCCCGCATGGTAGGCCGCCGTCTCATCACGGTTGAGGACACGCTCGCCGCGCAACAGGACGGCAGGGTATTCACCGGGGCCGA